GTGGGGCGGCTGCGGGCGGCACAGCATCCGGCGCTGCGCCTGCGATTCCTCGAGGAGCGGTCCCGGGGGAGCTGGGATGTCCGGGCAGCGGGCGAATGGAGGAAGTTCGCCGGCTGGCCGGAGCTGAACACGAAGGCGGCGCTGGCGGTGCTGCCCGAGGTGCTGGCCCGCCTGGCGGCAGATCCGGAGGCGGTCGTGGGCCAGGGTGGCTGGTCGACGGTGGGCGAGCTGCTGGAGTGGTATCGGGAGCGGGTGATGCGCGACCGCAAGCTGTCGGCCAAGCGCAAGGCGTCGGTGAAGTCGGCTATCGACTGCCACCTGCTGCCGCGCCTGTCGAGCCTGCCGCTGGCCGCGCTGAACCGCTCGGCGGTAGACCAGACACTGATGTGGCCGCTGCAGGAGACGCTGTCGCCGAGCTATGTGCGCCTGATCCTGCGGGTGCTGACGATGGCCTTCAAGCAGGCGCTGCGGCTTGAGCTGATCGCCGAGGATCCGCTGGCCTCGGTGAAGTTCACGGATTTCGTCCAGGCGCGGATCAAGCCGAAGGCGGCGCGGCTGCATGTGATGGATGCCGGGCAGCTGCTGGCCACTCTGGCGACGCGCTTCGAGCAGGCCCCGCTCGAGGGGATGCTGGCGGTCATGATGCTGGCCCACGGCACTCGGGTGGGCGAGACCCGGCTGGCCCGCTGGCGGCATATCAGCCTGAGCGAGCGGGTCTGGCTGATCCCGGCAGAGAACACCAAGACCAGGACCGAGCATGTGCTGCCGCTGACCGAGCAGGCCTGTGTGCTGCTGCGCCGGTACCGGGCCATCCAGGAGGCGAAGGGCGGCGATCCGGTGTGCCTGTTCCCCGGGCGGGACGGCAAGCCGATCAGCGACAAGACGGCCAGCGCGATCTTCTCCAGCCTGGGCGGCGGGCAGTGGTCGAGCCATGACCTGCGCAAGATGGCCCGCACTGGCTGGGCCGAGCTCGGCGTGGATTACCTGATCGGCGAGCTGCTGCTGAACCATGCGATGGGCTTCGCGGCGCAGACCTACATCAACACCAGTGCCGACGACCTGAAGCTGGATGCGTTGAAGCGCTGGCATGCATGGCTGGATGAGCGTGGTTTTTTGGCGATTCACGGCGGTACGGGGGCGGTTTCTTCCGTTTCGAGGTTCGACGCGCAGGCCGCGCCAGTCGTGGCGCGCAGCGATTTTCGAGAACTCCAAAAAGAGAGGCTGTAAATGGTCGCGACGGCAGTGAAGAGGCGGGTGGCGCCGAGGCGTTGGCCCTCGGTGGACTACGAGGGGATGGAGCAGGCGGCGCTGTTCAATTGGCTGCGCGTGCGGCATCCGGAGGCCTGGGAGCTGGCCTATCACATCCCCAACGGTGGGCACCGGGTGAAGGCTGTGGCGGCGAAGCTGAAGGCCCAGGGGGTGAAGGCCGGGGTGAGCGACATCAAGCTGCCGATGGCCCGGGGCGGGTATTTCGGGCTGTACATCGAGTTCAAGGCCACCCCGCCGCATGACGCGTCGGTGTCGGAATCGCAGCGGACCTTCCTGCAGAAGGTGGAGCGGGAAGGGTACCTGGCGATGGTATGCCGGGGGCTGGACGAGGCCGTGCAGGCGATCGACGCCTACCTGGCGTGGCCAAAGACGGTGGTGGTGCGTGGGAGTGGTGGCCAGTGAAGGTGCGAGTGCATTTTTCAGAATTCGAAGTGGGGGAAGCAGCGTGACCATCTACCGTGACGTATTGAGTGCCGTTGTTCGCTGCCTGGCAGCCGAATGTATCGACAACACGGCCAAGCAGGCCTGGCAGAAGCTGTACCAGGCAGGCGATCTATCGTCGGGCAAGGGGAGCGCCCTGGGTGTGCGGGATATGCTCGACGTGGACTGCATGGTGCACGCCCGCCTGCACAGCCAGTTGCCGCCGCGGCTGTGGCATGCGCTGGTACGCCAAGTACAGCACGCACAAGGCGCGCAAGGTAGAGGCCATCGGCCATCTGGTGCCGTTGGTGGAGTCGCCGGCACCCCAGCTGTTCCGTTACAAGGCGGTCACGGTCTGGGCGATCCCACAGTTGAAAGGCAAGGATGGAAAGCGCTCGACCGACATGATCGTTTTGCCGGCGGGGTTCTACGACATGAATGCCTGGGATCTGGATGCTCGGCCGGAACGTACTCGCAGGCGCTGGCGGACAGATATCTGCAAGGCCCTGGAGGGTATGGTGAACGAGGCGCTGGTAGAGGCGCAGGAAGTCTTGCAGGCAGAGGGAGTGCTGGTTGAACAGGCTGCGTGAAGCTGTACGGTGCAGATCATGGAGGCGGAGGCGCTGAAGGTGATGTTGGAGAAGTAGGGGCTGGGTAGCTGCTAGGTTCGGCGCGGGCCCCGCCCCGAGCGGGGCTTTCTGTTTCTGGGGGCGGGGTTAGGGATTAGACTTTGTTTCCTCCGATGGCAGAGGAACAGCCAGCTTTGCATCCAATACTTTTTGAGTTTCCTGAAGGGCGCTCTGTACCTCATTAAGATATTCAGCGGCTGTAATACTGGTCTGTAGCACGGTGCCAAGCTCGACCAGCAGCGCGTCTCGAGAGGCCTTGGCTTCGATAATATCCTCGCGGGTGAAGGTTTCTTCTAATCGGACGATGATCTCAGCTATAGCTGATCGATTATTTTCTTTGGCCGCCTCCATGAGTTTGACTTTTAGCTCTTCTGGAAGGCGGAGATTGCTGAGTTGAGTGTCTGTGTGGCTCATAAGGAAGCCTCGATCTGGATAGCGTTTGCTGGGCTACTCCTTGGGCTTTGCCGCTTGCTTGTGCAGCAGTTCCTCGTCCTTGGTCTTCCAGTTCAGTATGGCGACATGCCCGAAGAAGTTCGGCTGTTCCGACCTGCGGTCAGGTTAAAAGTGGCGTAATAGACGGGCCGGGATGGGCTTGGAGGTGATGGCCATGCGTCACCATCTCGAAGTGCTCAGCCGCGCCTGGGCGACATTCAGCGGCAGTGCGGAACGGCCCTGCAGCATGAGCGCGCTGATGTTGGCTCAGCCTGATCTGGAGTCATCAGCAAGCGAAGCGACTTGACTCGCGTGGCCGGTTGGCCGAATATTTAGCCATCATGTGGCTATTGCGCGTGCATGATGACGACAGTTTGCAACCCCGGTACAGAGCGATCTGGCCGGGGTTTTTTCTTTCCGGCGCACCCAGGCGATGGCGGATGTCACTGCCAGCGATAAGCGAAACAACGGCTGGGCTCGCCCCCTGCGCCAATCCATTCCAGGCCCCGCCATCGTGCGGGGCTTTTTCGTTTCGGCCCCTCGCCCCTTAGCTCCCCGGCAGGACCGCGCTGCGGGCCACCTAACTCCCAAGGAAACACTCATGCCCAACGAGCACCAGACGCTCGCCGACATGCCGTTCTGGCTGCTCGTGCTGATCTCCATGGCTGGCCTGTCCGGTGAAATGCTCCGTGCCTCCGGTGGCGACCTAACCATGGGGCAGATCCTCAAGCGAGTGATGCTGCGGTTCGGTGCTTCAGGTCTGCTGGGCATGGCGACGCTGATGCTGGCCATGGCGGCAGGCTCAGGCACACACCTGGCCGGCGGGCTGGGTATCGTTGTCGCGGTACTGGGCGCTGACGTGGCTGGTGGGCTCTATACCCAGTGGCTCGCCAAGAAGGCCGGCGTCGAGCGGAGGGTGGGGGGGCAGTGATGGCCAGGCTCAAGGCGCTCAAGCCGCGCATCCAGACGATCAGCCAGACCATAGCCAAGCCGGCGGCCGTATCCGAGCGGCGCATGACCGGGCGCAAGCTGCAGAGCCGTCGCTTCAACGTGTGGCTGCGCGATCCCTGCTGCGCCACGTGTCGACGGGTGGTCGAATACCCGGGTGGCTTCGAGCTGGATCACAAGGTTCCGCTGTTCAAGGGCGGCGAGGACAGCGAGGAGAACTGCCAGATCCTCTGCTCTGGTCCCGATGGTTGCCATGCGAAGAAGACCGCCGAGGACCTGCGCGGCTGGTGAGCCGGGGGCGGGTCAAAACTTCAGGATCTCTTGTGCGGGAAACCGCGCCCCCTCTCATTCGTAGATTTTTCTCCCTTTAACGAGGCTGTTAACTATGGCGTTAACCGAACAGAAGCGCCGGTATGCCGAAGCGCGGCTGTCCGGTATGACGAAAAAGGACGCGGCGATCAAGGCCGGATGTCCTGCCAAGACCGCGGCCCAGGCGGCCTCGCGGTATGAGAAGGACCCCGATGTGCAGGCGGCGATGAGTCGCACGGTTGCTGTCGAGGCCATGAAGAAGGCCGCTCCGCCGCCTGTTAACTCGGGCGTTAACATCCTGCTGGCGGCGGACGATCCCAAGGCCTACCTGCTCAGCGTGATGAACAACCTTGGCGAAGATCCGAAGCTGCGTCTCGATGCGGCTAAGGCCCTGATGCCTTACGTCCACGGCAAGGTGGCTGAGCAGGGCAAGAAGGACGCCAAGTCCGACGCGGCGAAGGCGGCCGGGCGCGGCAAGTTCGCAGCAGCCGCGCCTCCGCTACGAGCAGTGAAATGAAGGTGACGCATGGACTGGACCACCGCTTGCCCCGACTGGGAGACGCGCATCGCGTCCGGCGGCTCGCTGATCCCGTTCCCGCCGATCTTTCCGGATGAAGCCGAGGCCGGGCTGGCGGTCATGCGCGAGCTGCGGATTGTGGACGCCCCGGGCAGCCCGCAGATCGGCAATGCCTGTGCGCCTTGGGTGTTCGACTTCGCCGGCTCCATCTTCGGTTCCTACGATGCCGAGACGGGCCGCCGGCTGATCTCCGAGTACTTCTTGATGATCCCCAAGAAGAACTCGAAGTCTTCCATCGCGGCGTCGATCATGCTCACGGCCTTGATCCGCAACTGGCGGCTGTCGGCCGAGTTCATCATCCTGGCCCCGACCAAGGAAGTTGCGGACAACTCCTTCAAACCGGCCGCCGACATGGTGAAGTACGACGAGGAGCTGAACGATCTGCTCCACGTCCAGGCCCACATCCGCACGATCACGCACCGGGAAACCGGAGCCACCCTCAAGGTGGTCGCTGCAGACGGCGACACGGTAGGCGGCAAGAAGGCGGTCGGCGTGCTGATCGACGAGGCCTGGCTGTTCGGCAAGAACGCCAAGGCTGAGGACATCATCCGTGAGGCCACCGGGGGGCTGGCCTCGCGGCCTGAGGGCTTCGTGATCTGGCTGACCACTCAGTCGAACGAGCCGCCGGCCGGCGTGTTCAAGCAGAAGCTGATGTACGCCCGGGGCGTGCGAGACGGGCGGATCGTAGACAAGCAGTTCCTGCCGGTGATCTACGAATTTCCCAAGGCGCTGATCGAGTCCGGTGAGGCGCGCAAGCCCGAGAACTTCCACTTGGTGAACCCGAACATCGACTACTCGGTCGATCGGGCTTTTCTCGAGCGCGAACTCCGCAAGGCCCAAGAGGCCGGAGAGGAATCGCTGCGCGGCTTCCTGGCCAAGCACCTGAACATCGAGATCGGCCTGGCTCTGCTGTCCGACCGCTGGGCCGGCGCCGACTACTGGGAGGTGCAGGCCGACGCCAAGGTGACGCTCGACGAGATCCTCGCGCGCTGCGAAGTGGTTACGGTCGGCGTCGACGGCGGCGGTCTCGACGACCTGCTTGGCCTGGCTGTGGTCGGCCGCGAGGCGGACCGCCGTCGATGGCTCGCCTGGTGCCGAGCCTGGGCCCACCCCTCGGTGCTGGAGCGCCGAAAAGCGGAAGCGCCCAGGCTGCTCGACTTCGCGCGCGATGGCGATCTGGTGCTGGTCGAGCGGATCGGCGACGACGTCGATCAGGTGGCCGAGATCGTTGCTCAGGTGGCGGACTCCGGCCTGCTGGACAAGGTGGGCATCGACCCGGCCGGCGTCGGCGCCATTCTGGATGCGCTGCTCGAGCGCGACATCGAGCAGGAGCAGGTGGTTGGCGTCAGCCAGGGCTGGCGACTCGGCGGTGCGATCAAGGCGACCGAGCGCAAGCTGGCCGAAGGCGGCCTGATTCACGCGGCACAGCCGCTGATGAACTGGTGCTGCGGCAACGCCCGGGTGGAGCCGCGCGGCAACTCGATCCTGATCACGAAACAAGCCAGCGGCTCGGCCAAGATCGATCCGCTGATGGCGCTATTCAATGCCGTGTCCCTGATGGCTCTCAATCCAGAGGCTGCCGGCGGGTCGCGGGACTTCATGGCTGGCATCCGGGACCCCCTAATCGCATGAGTCCATTAATCGCTTTTCTGATCAGCGCCCTGGCCGGTTTCGCCTTTTTCTGCGCCGGCGTGTTCGTGCTGGCCGGCACCGGGTGGGCGATGCTGGCCATGGCCTTCTCGCTATTCTGCGCCGCCGCGTTCATCCGCCGGGGTATGACCAGTGGCTAACTCTCTATTCAATGCGCTGCTGCTGGCCGCGGTGAAGCCCTCGAAGGTGGCCGGTAACGGCGCCGGCGGCCTCTTCTCTGCGCTGAAGGGGGGCAGTTCGACCAGTGGCAACACGGTCACCACGAACAGCGCGCTGAAGGTGTCGACGGTCTGGTCCTGCGTCAGGCTGATCGCCGAGACAATCGCGACGCTCCCGCTTGGCATGTACCGCCGCCTTCCCGACGGTGGGCGGGAGGGAGCGACCGACCATGCCCTGCACGGCATCCTGGCCTTGTCGCCCAACGCCGAGATGACCTCGGTGGGGTTCTGGGAGGCGATGGTCGCGAGCATGTTGCTCTGGGGTAACGCCTACGCACAGATCCACCGCTCCGGCGGCCGGGTGATCGGCCTCACCCTGCTGCTGCCGGACAAAATGGCCACGTCCTACGTCAAGGAGCGCGCCCAGCTCAAGTACGAGTACGCCTTCCCGGAGGGTGGCAAGCGCGAGCTGGCATCTGACGAGGTGCTGCACATCCCGGCGTTCAGTCTGGACGGCCTGCTGGGCCTGAGTCCGATCAGCTACGGCGCCAACGTGATCGGCGCGGCCCAGGCCGCGGACGACGCCGCCAGTGCCACGTTCAAGAATGGCCTGATGCCAACGGTCGCCTTCAAGGTCGACAGGGTGCTCAAGCCGACCCAGCGGGAGGACTTCCGGCAGTACGTCGCAACCATCTCCGGCGCGCTGAATGCCGGCCGGGCTCCGGTGCTCGAGCAGGGCGTGACGCCCGAGGCGATCGGCATCAATCCGGCCGATGCCCAGCTGTTGGAAAGCCGGGGCTGGTCGGTGGAGGAGATCTGCCGCTTCTACCGTGTGCCGCCGTGGATGGTCGGCCATACCGAGAAGTCGACGAGCTGGGGCACCGGTATCGAGCAGCAGATGATCGGTTTCCTGACCTTCACCCTGGGCCCCTGGCTGCGCCGCATCGAACGCGCCGTCGGCAAGAAGCTGCTGCCGCCGCAGGAGCGGGGCACCTACTACGCCGAGTTCGCCCTGGAGGGGCTGCTACGAGCCGACAGTGCTGCCCGGGCGCAGTTCTACTCGACCATGACCCAGAACGGCATCTACACCCGCGACGAATGTCGGGTGCGCGAGAACCTGCCGCGGCGCGGCGGCAACGCCGACGCACTCACCGTGCAGACCAACCTGTCGCCCATCGACCTCCTGGGGCAAACGAGCGACGGCCAGGCCGCGCGAGCCGCCCTGCAGAACTGGCTGAACGAACCCTCGCTCTCCAAGGAGTAACCATGCAGCTGAACATCAAGGCTGGCAGCATCCGCTGCGAGCTGAGCCCGCGTGCGCTCGAAAAATGGAACCCGGCCATCAAGGCCGCCGTCGAGAACACCGAGAGCACCATCACCATCTACGGAATCATCGGCGAGGACTGGTACAGCGAGGGCGTCACCGTCAAGCGCGTCGACGCTGCGCTGCGCGCCATCGGCGACAAGCCGGTCACCGTCTACCTGAATACCCCGGGCGGCGACATGTTCGAGGGCATCGCCATCTACAACCGCCTGCGCGAGCACAGCCAGAAGGTCACCACCAAGGTGCTGGGCCTGGCCGCCTCTGCCGGCTCCATCGTGTTCCTGGCCGGCGAGGAACGCCAGGTGGCCAGCAGCGCTTTCCTGATGATCCACAACTGCTGGACCTGGCTCGCCGGGAATCGCCACGCCTTGCGCAAGGCCGCCGACGACATGGAGGAGTTCGACTCGGCGATGGCGGACCTGTATGCCGAGGCCAGCGGGCAGCCGGCGGAGGATATGGCCGACCTGATGGATGACGAGACCTTCATCCGCGGCAAGCGTGCGGTCGAGCTCGGCCTGGCTACTGACCTGCTCACCGCCGACGAGGTGGTGGAGCGCAACGACGAAGCCGCCACTCAATCCAACGCCCTCAAGGCCATGGACAGGGCGCTGGCCAAGGCCGGCATGCCGCGCAGCGAGCGCCGCGAACTCTTCGCCCAGTTCAAGTCCAGCACGCCGCGCGCTGCTGGCGGGGACATGCCTCGCGCTGTCCCGACCGATACGCCCCGCGCTGTCGCTCCTGACCTGTCTGCGTCCCTCGACGCAGCAAACAGCATTCTCTCGCAACTTGGAGGCAAAAATGCCCAGCGAAAACTTTGAAACCCAGGTCAAAGAGCTCAACGCTTCTCTGACCAAGATCGGCGACCAACTCAAGGCCTCGGCCGAGAAGGTCGAGAAGGACATCAAGCGCACCGGCGAAATGAATGCCGAAACCCGTGCCAAGGTCGACGAGATGCTGACCAAGCAGGGCGAGCTACAGGCCCGCCTGCTGGAGGCCGAGCAGAAGCTGATCCACGCCGGCACCCCGCAAGCGCCAAAACCCCGCCTGACTGCCGGTCAGATGGTTGTGGCCAGCGCCGACATGGAAGGGGTCAATAGCAGCTTTCGAGGTGCGCGACGTGTCGCCGTTCCGCGCGCGGCGATCACCTCGATCGGCTCCGATACCAACCGCATCACCCCGGCCGAGCGCCGGCCAGAAATCGTCGCCGGTGCTACCCGCCGCCTGACCATCCGTGACCTGATCGCCCCGGGCCAGACCGGCGCAGGCGCTGTCGAGTACGTCCGCGAAACCGGCTTCACCAACAACGCCGCGGCAGTGGCTGAAGGCGGACAGAAGCCGTACTCCGAAATCACCTTCGGCCTGGAAACCGCAAACGTGCGCACCGTTGCGCACCTGTTCAAGGGCTCGCGCCAGGTGCTGGACGATTTCGCCGCCCTGCAGAGCTTCATCGACAGCCGCGCCCAGTACGGCCTCATGCTGGCTGAGGAAACCCAACTGCTGTTTGGTAGCGGCCTTGGTGCCAACTTAAAAGGCCTTGTGACCCTGGCGACCGCCTACGCGGCGCCGGCCGGCATCACCGTGACCGCCGAGCAGCACATCGACCGCCTGCGCCTGGCCCTGCTGCAGGCCGAGCTGGCCGAGTTCCCGTCCGACGGCATCGTGATCAACCCGATCGATTGGGCCGGCATCGAGATGATCAAGGATGCGAACAACAACTACATCATCGGCAAGCCGCAGGACGGCACGGCGGCACGGCTGTGGAACCGTCCGGTGGTGGCTACCCAGTCGATGACCCAGAACGACTTCCTGGTCGGCGCCTTCCAGCTCGGCGCTCAGATCTACGACCGCCAGGAGGCGGAAATCGTCATCTCCACCGAGAACGACAAGGACTTCGAGCTGAACCTGGTGTCGATCCGTGCCGAGGAGCGCCTGGCCTTCGCGATCTATCGCCCGGAAGCCTTCGTGACCGGCGAGCTGACCGTGACCCCGTAACCCTTGATTGGCCGACCTCGCAATGGAGGTCGGCCATGGAGGCTCTATGCAAATGACCGCACTGCGGCCCTTCCTGCATGACCGCAAGGTACTGCGCGTCGGGGAGCGCTTCGACGCCAATCCGCTGCACGGGCGGGAGCTGATGGCAAGAGGCTTGGCCAAAGAGGTGATCCATGACAGTCCTGACCCTGGAAGACGCGAAACTGCACCTGCGCCTGGAGACCGGCGACACCGCCGAGGACGCGCAGCTGCAGGGCCTGATTGACGCTGCCGTCGATTACGCCCGCCAGTTCCTGAACCGCCCGATCCCGTGGGCGGGCGATGACGGTACCGAAATTCCGCTGCCGGCCTCCGTGCGGGCGGCCATCCTGCTGATCCTGGGCGACCTCTACGAGAACAGGGAAGGGCAGATCGTCGGCACCATCCGCGCCGACAACCCGGCCGTCGAGCGGCTGCTGCATTTCTACCGCGTAGGACTGGGCGTATGAGGGTTGGCTCGCTCCGCCACCGCCTTACCTTCCAGCGCCGCCAGACCGGCACCGACGACTTCGGCCAGCCGCTGGCCGGCTGGGAGGACATCGCCACCGTCTGGGCCTCCATCGAGCCGATCAGCGGGCGCGAGCTGCTGGCGGCCCAGCAAACCCAGGGCGAGATCACCCACCGCATCCGCTGCCGCTACCGCGACGGACTGAGCACGGCCAGCCGGGCGCTGTTCAAGGAGCGGGTGTTCGACCTGCAAAGCGTCATCAACCCCCGCGAGCTCAATGCCTCGCTGGAGATCCTGGCAAACGAGGGACTCACCGATGGCTGACGAAATCCAGATGCATGGCCTGCAGGAACTCAAGGCCACCCTGAAAGACCTCCCCGATCGCCTGGGCGCGAAGGTGGTGCGCGGCGCGCTGCGCGCCTCCGCCCAGGTCATCCGCAAGGAGGCGCAGGCCCGTGTGCCGGTCCTCAAGGAGCCGGACCCGCGGCGCAAGCCGGGCACGGTCCGCAAGGCCGTCCAGGTGCGGCGCTCGAAAAAGGACCAGTACGGCGTGTTCGTCGGCGTCAAGCCGCTCGGCGGCAAGCAGCTCAGGGACTTCAAGGCCAGCGGCGGCAAGTCGCAGAACAACCCGGACGATCCGTTCTACTGGATCTTCCTGGAGTTCGGTACCGCCAAAATGCCGGCCGCGCCGTTCCTGCGGCCCGCCTTCGAGACCCAGCACCCGGCCGCCCTGCGCCGCTTCGAAGAATACGCCCAGCAGCGGGTGGTCAAGGAGGCCGAGAAGCTGGCCCGCGAGAAGGGGATGCGATGATCGAAGCCGACCTGCGTACCGCGCTGCTGGCTTCCGCCGCCGTCACCGCCCTGGTGGAACAGCGGGTAGCGGCCGGCGTGCTGCCCGAGGGCGAGGTGCGTCCCTACATCACCTATGCCCTGGTCGCCGGGCAGCGCCTGGGCTCGCTCAGCAGCTCGGGAGCTACCCGACAGGCCCGCATGCAGCTCAACTGCTTCTCCGCGAACTACGGCCAGGCCAAGGCGATTGCCGAGGCCGCCCAGGAGGCACTCGAGGCGTCGGCGCTGTTCGAGGCCGTGTTCAACGGCGACCAGGACACGTATGACCCGACAGCCAAGCTGCACGGCGTCATCCTCGACTACTCGCTCTGGCAGTCGCCCGCTTAACCCATTGCCCCGCCGTCGCGGGGCTTTTCATGTGGAGAGCCCATCATGGCCCGCAAAAGCCGCGCCGTGTCCTCGCAGGGCACGCGATTTTTCATTCAGCAAGCCGCCGCTGCCGGTACGCCGGTTACCCTCACCGGCATCAGCAAAGCCGCCAAGGCCGTGCTGACCTTCGCCAGCCATTCGTTCGTGGTCGGCGATGTCCTGACGATTGCCGGCGTCACCGGCATGACCCAGATCAACGGCCTTTCGGGTGTCGTCGGCGCGGTGACGACCACCACCGTGACCCTGGAGAACATCGACTCCAGCGGCTTCACCGCCTACACCAGCGGTGGCACAGCCACCCCGGTGACCTTCATCGAAACCGACCAGCACAAGAGCTACTCGGGCTTCGATGGCCAGGCCTCGGAGATCGACACCACCACCCTCGTTTCCGAGGCACGGGAGAAGTCCCTGGGCCTGCAGGACTTCGGCGGCATGTCGGTCGACCTGCACTATGTCGAGGACGACGCCTTCCAGGTCGAGGCCAAAGTGGCCAAGGCCGATGGCGAGCCGCGCTGGTTCCGGCTGATCAAGAAGAACGGCTATCGCAAGCTCTGGCAGGGCTATGTGCGCAGCCTGTCCGACGCCGGCGCGGTGGATGGCACCAACGCCGGCAGCCTGTCCGTGACCATTACCGGCGCCGTCTACGAGGTGAAATGATGCTGACCCGCGAGCAGATTCTGGCCGCTGCCGACCTCCCGCAGAAAGTGATCGACGTCCCCGAGTGGGGCGGGGAGGTCACGATCACCGGCCTGTCCGTGCGGGGCCGGGCGGAGTACATCGCCGAGATGTCGGTCCTCTCCCATCAGGAGGGCGGCGCCGTCCGCGGCATGGCCAATGTCCAGCTGCGCCTGATTGCCATGTCGATCACCGACCCGGCCGGCACTCCGTTGTTCACCCCGGACGATGTCGAGGCACTGGCCGGCAAGTCGCCCGAGGTCATCGGGCGCCTCGCCGATGAAGCCACCCTGCTGAACAAGTTCGTCGTCGCTGCCGTCGAGGCCGACGCAAAAAACTGAGGTGCCGGCCGGAGCGGTTCTTCCTGTTCCGGCTGGCCCGTGACCTCGGTACCACCGTGCACGACCTGGAGCGACGCCTGAGCTCGGCGGAGTTCGTCGAGTGGCAGGCCTTCTACCAGGTCGAGTACGAAATCCAGACCGACACCCTGCCGCCCCTCGAGTTCGAGGACGCCGACGAACACTCGGCGGCCATCGATAGGCTGTTTTAGGAGCCGCCATGGCACTCGGAACCCTGACGATCGACATCGCCGCGAACGTGGCACGCCTGACCTCCGACCTCGGCAGGGCGGCTCGGATCAGCGAGCAGCATGCCGAGGACATGCGGCGTCGCTGGGAGCGGGCCAGCCAGCTGCTCGGCACGGCGGTGTCGGCCATCGGTACCGGCGCCTTCGCCGCCTGGATCAAATCCAGCGTTGAGGCCACCGCGCAGCTCGGGCAGCTGGCCCAACTGGCCGGCATCTCCACCACGGAGTTCCAGCGCTTCGCCGCCGGGACCCGGACGGTCGGCGTTGAGGGCGAACAGCTCGCCAGCATCCTCAAGGATGTCAACGACAAGGTCGGCGACTTCCTGGTCACCGGGGGCGGGGAGATGGCCGACTTCTTCGAGAAGATCGCCCCCAAGGTCGGCGTGACCGCCGAGCAGTTCCGCAACCTGAGCGGACCGCAGGCGCTGCAGCTGTACGTCGATACCCTGGAAAAGGCCGGCGCCAATCAGCAGGAGATGACCTTCTTCCTGGAGTCGCTGGCCGACGATGCGACTCTGCTGCTACCGCTGCTCAGCAACGGCGGAAAGGCGCTCAAGGGCTTCGCCGACGAGGCCAGCAATCTGGGTCTGGTGCTCTCGGAGGACCAGATCCAGAACGCCGACCAGTTCAACCAGGACCTTGACCTGCTCGGCCAGGTAGCCTCCGCGGCTGGCCAGAAGATCGTCGGAGAGCTGGTCCCGGAGCTCTCCAAGCTCACCCAGGCGCTGCGTGACCCGGAAACCGCCAAGGCGGCCGCGTCGCTGGCCAAGGCGGTCATGGGCTCGTTCTCGGCGATCGCCGAGGGCGCCCGCGAGACGGTCAGGTTCATCGAGTGGGCGGCCGAGTCCGCTGCCGCCTTCATGAACGGCGCCGCCGCCGACGACATCGTGCGGCTCGAGGATCAGCTGGAGCGGCAGAAGCAGGCGCTGGCCGACTACCGGCAGATGCTGGAAAGTCCGCTGGCCCGCGAGGGCCTACAGGCGGAGCTGCTCTCCGGCAAAACGGAGGAGCAGTTCAAAGCTGAAATCGCGGCGACCGAGGCCCAGATCGAGGCGTTCCGCAAATCCCAAAGCGAAAAGCCGCCGGTGGTGATACCGGTCGAGCCCGCCAGCAAAGACGACAAGGGCACCGGTACAGATACAGGTACAGGCAAGGGCCTTGGCCTGGCCTCGAAAGAGGCCGAAGAGGCCGCCAAGAAGGCCGCGGAAGCGGCGAAGCGCTCGGCGGAAGCGATCAAGTCGCAGGTCGCTGCGCTGCAACTGCAGGCTGCCACTCTCGGCATGACCTCGGCCGAGGCCACGCTCTACAAGCTGCGCCTGGACGGCGCGAGCGAGGCCCAGCTCGAGCTGGCCGGCCAGGCGCTGAAGTCCACGGAAGCCTTCGAGGCGCAGAAGAAAGCGCTGGAAGAGCGTACCGCCCTGGTCGAACGGATCGCCCAGGTGGACGAAGCCAGCTGGTCGGACGCCTCGCGTTCCCTGCTGGCCTACCAGCAGCAGGTGGAAACCCTGCGTGCCGGCGTACTGACCGGCGTGATCAGCGAAGAGCAGTCGGAGCGCATCATCGCCGGGCTCGAGGAGCAGGCCGCTGCGGCGGAGAAGTCGGCGGATCAGATGACCGTGTTCATGGACCAGGCCGCCCGCAACATCCAGGACGCCTTTGCCGACTTCCTGTTCGATCCGTTCGCCGAAGGCATGGACGGCATGCTGGTCGGCTTCGCCACGATGGTGCAACGCATGGCTGCCGAGGCCGCCGCCGCCAACCTGGCGAACCTGATGTTCGGCGCCGCCAGCACCAGCGGCCAGCGCTCCGGTGGCTGGATCAAGGCCGGCGTCGACTGGATCGGCGGCCTGTTCGCAAATGCCAAGGGCAATGCCTTTGCCGGCGGCAGCGTGATTCCCTTCGCCCAGGGCGGCGCCTTCACCAACAGCATCGTCAGCTCGCCGACCCTGTTCCCGTTTGCGAAGGGAACCGGCCTGATGGGCGAGGCCGGGCCGGAGGCGATCATGCCTCTGGGCCGTTCCAGCGACGGATCGCTTGGGGTGCACATGATCGGCGGCAGCGAAGGCGGGGGGGGATGGGCTGGCACCCCGCAGATCGTGATCCAGGCTCCGGTCTCCGTCCAGGCGCAGCCCGGCATGAGCGATCAGGATGCCGCGCGCCAAGGGGCGCAGATGGGCCAGGCGATGACGTCCGAGGTTCGCAAGGCCATTGGTATAGAGCTGCGACCAGGCGGCCAAATCTGGCGAGCCATCAACGGGAGGTAGCTGTGCCAATCGAAACGTTCACTTGGGCGCCGGCGCTCGATGCCCAGGGCGAGACGGCCTTTCGCACCCGCACGGCCCAGTTCGGCGACGGCTACGCCCAGGTGGTGGGCGACGGCATCAACAACAAGCAACAGTCTTGGCCGCTGACCTTCATCCGGAAGGGGGCCGAGGCCCAGGCGATCCTCGATTTCTTCGACCGTCACGCCGGATACAAGGGATTTCTCTGGACGCCTCCACTCGGCCAACTCGGCCTCTGGCGAGTCTCCACGCACAGCCTGCGCCCGATGGGCGGCGGCCTCTACACCATCGCGGCCACCTTCGAGCAGGCATTCGCCCCTGGCGGTGACGCCCAGGTATCCAATCCCCCGAGCCAGGCGCTGGTCATCAATCCGGCAGTAATCGTTCTGGAGTAACCCATGGCAAAACAAACCATCAACCTCGGCGCCGCGCCGGACGGGGCCGGGGGAGATACCGCGCGCACGGCCTTCGAGAAGACCCAGGCCAACGTCGACGAACTGTACGGACTGGCAGTCATCGAGCGTGGGAGCAATAGCAACGGCTCGTACGTGCGGTTTTCCGATGGCACGCAGCTCTGCATGGCCAAGGTCACATGGACTCAGCATTCGGGGGGAGGAGCCCAGAGTTCGGTCAGCATTCAGAATGCCGCCTCCTTCGTGGGCCAGGTGTATTCCTTCCTGAGCCAGGACAGCGCCTGGGGTCAAAATGTAAGCCACTGGATGGAGGGTCAGAGCAGTAACGGGGCTGTGGTCTATGTCAGGAACGACCATACGGACCCCTTGGATATCACTCTCTTCTGGTTCTCGACAGGACGCTGGTACTGAGGCTTCTATGCGCATCAATTTTTCTCCAGTCCGTAGCGACATGGCTCTGACGGCCACCAAGAGTGGCGACATCCTGACCGTCAACGGGGCGGCCTTCGATTTCAGCCAGCTCCCCGACGGTGCAACCTTACCGGCCGAGGCCATTGGCAGCCCCCTGTTCTGCGGTCCTGTCGAGCGGGTCGGCGGCGAGCTGCATGTCACCTTGCTGTTACCCCATGGCCCCAATCCCTCCCAGGCGCAGGCCTTTCCCCAGCCGGTCATCGTGACGGCCGATGGGCAGATCCCCCTGCCGGCTGGCGTAGCCGAAGAGGAGCAGTCCGCATGATCGACTGGAGCCAGATGAAAACGGCCGAGCAGAAGGCCGCCGAGGCTGCGACGGCTGAGCAGGCCCGTATCAATGCAGCCGCGCGCGCCTACCTTACGAGCACAGACTGGTACATCCTGCGCCTGCAGGAAACGGGCGAGCCGGTGCCGCCCGATGTGCTGGAGCAGCGGGCTGCGGCGCGCGCGCAGGTGGTCGAATGATCACCGCCGACGTCCAGCTGCTGGAGCCCGGCAGCGAGATCCGCCTGTTCGAAGTGGACTGCACCGCCTTTGGCGGCATCCTGCTGCGTTTCCACGGGCACAACATTCCGCACACGCCGACGGAGCTGGCGGCGTTCGCCGGGGAAGCTGATGAGCTGCCGGCCAAGTCCATCTGGTGGCAGGGCGACGAGTATTCGGCCTGGCCGGTAGAGGTCGAGGGCCTGGAGGTCACCGGCGATGGCCGTGCGCCGACCCCGACGCTGAGCGTCGGCAACATCGGCGGGAGCATCAGCGCCCTGTGCCTGCAGCTCGACGACCTGCTGCAGGCCAAAGTGATCATCCGCGAGACCTTCGCTCACTACCTGGACGCGGACAACTTCGAGGGCGGCAATCCGCAGGCCGACCCCACGCAGGAGAAGATCGAGACCTGGTACATCGACCAGAAGACCAGCGAGACGGGGGAGGCCATCGAGTTCGCCCTGTCCTCGCCGGCGGACCTGCAGGGCCAAATGATCCCGGCCCGGCAGATCCACAGCCTCTGCCACTGGGCGCTGTGCAACGAGTACCGCGGCGCCGACTGCGGCTACACCGGCGGCCCGGTCTCGACCGAGGACGGGACACCAACCGACAACCCGGCGCTGGACCGGTGCGGCGGGCTGCTGAGCGACTGCAAGGCGCGCTTCGGCGATAACGAGCCGCTGAGTTTCGGGGGCTTCCCGGCCTCTTCGCTGATTCGGGGGTAAGGATGGAGCAGCACCTGATCGATGCCATCCGCGCCCACGCCGCGGCGGAGTACCCGGCTGAGTGCTGTGGCCTGGTCGTGCAGATCGATGGCCGGCCGCAGTACATCCCCTGCCGGAACATCAGTAGCGAGCCGGGCGACCACTTCGAGCTGGCCCCCGAGGACTACGCGGCCGCCGAGGACCTGGGGGAGATCGTCGGCATCGTCCACTCGCACCCGGACGCGACCAGTCGGGCCTCGCCGGCGGATGTCGCCCTGTGCAACGCCGGCGAGGTTCCCTGGTTCATCCTGTCATGGCCTGAAGGCGATCTGAACACCATCCACCCGGCACCGGTTCCACTGCTGGGCCGGGAGTTCGTGCACGGCGTGCAGGACTGCTGGCAGGTCTGTGCCGACTGGTACCGGCGGGAATGGGGCTTGGAGTTTCCCCAGTACGACCGCGCCGACCGCTGGTGGGAGGACACCCAGGGCGAAAGCCTCTACGAGGCCCGCTACGGGGCCGCCGGCTTCTACCGGGTGGACGCCCCGCAGTGTGGCGACATGCTTGTGATGCGGATCGGCCGCACGGTTCACCCGAACCATGCCGGGATCTACCTGGGCAGCAATCCAGCGCTGTCCGGCGAGGCGGCCCAGGTATTTGGCCCCGGCCCGTTCCTGCTCCACCACCTGTACGGGCGGCGCTCGGAGATCATCGTGCTCGGCGGGCAGTGGCTGGAGCGGACGGCGCTGATTCTGCGGCACAAAGACGCGAGGCAACCCGCATGACCATGACCACCATCAAGCTCTCTGGCAGCCTGGCCAAGGCATTCGGCCGGGAGCACCGGCGGCAGCTCGATAGCGGAACCACCCATGAAGCCTTCCGGGCGCTGAAGCACACGCTGCCGGGTTTCGAGGCGTTCATCCGCGAGGCCGAAAAGAAGGGGCTGCGCTATGCCATCTTCCGCAACCGTCGGAACGTCGGGGAGGTGGAGTTTGAGCTGGGCGGTACCCAGGAAATCCGCATCGTGCCGGTGATCGCCGGCAGAAAGTCCGGTGGCATTTTCCAGACCGTGCTCGGTGCGGCGTTGATTGCGGCGGCTGCGTTCATGCCGGCTGCGGCGCCGGCCGCGCTGACCGGATCCCTGATGAGCATCGGTACGTCCATGGCCATCGGCGGTGTCATCCAGATGCTCAGCCCGCAAGCCAAGGGCCTCAGCACCCGCGAAGACCCGGACAACAAGCCCAGCTACGCCTTCGGCGGCCCGGTGAACACCACCGCCCAGGGAAACCCGGTCGGCGTGCTGTACGGCAAGCGCCGCATCGGCGGGGCGATCATCTCCGCCGGGATCCACGCGGAAGACCAGATGTAGCCCCGTCTCCCAATACCCAAGCCCAGCCCTGCGCTGGGCTTTTTTGTTCCCGCAGGAAATCCCATGAGCGCAGCAGTCCAGATCCGCGGCCGCAAAGCCGGCGCTTCGAGCCCCCGCCAGCCGAAAGAGGCGCCGGACGATATCCAGTCCGTCGCCTACGCCAAGATCCTGCTGGCCCTGGGAGAGGGCGAGTTCGCCGGCGGCCTCACCGCCAAGGACATCTATCTCGACGGCACACCCATCGAGGCCGCCGACGGCACTCAGAATTTCAGCGGCGTCAGCTGGGAGTTCCGCCCGGGGACGGTGGAGCAGGCGCATATCGCCGGGATGCCCAGCATCGAGAACGAGATTGCCGTCGGCATCGAGCTGCGCAGCGATACGCCCTGGGTGCGCGCCGTCACCAATGCCCAGCTCTCCGCCGTGCGGATCCGCCTGGCCTGGCCGGCCCTGCAGCAGCAGAAGGACAACGGCGACATCGTCGGCTATGCGATCGACTACGCCCTCGACGTGGCGACCGATGGCGGTGCCTACCAGCAGGTGGCGACCTACACCGTCAGCGGCAAGACCACCAGCACCTACGAGCGCACCCACCGCATCGACCTGCCGGCGGCGACCTCCGGCTGGCAGGTGCGTGTGCGCCGGCTGACCGCCAACCAGGACAACAACCGCATCGCCGACACCATGCGCGTCGCGGCGCTCACCGAGGTCATCGACAGCAAGCTGCGCTATCCGAACACCGCGCTGCTATTCGTCGAGTTCGACGCCTCGCAGTTCCAGAACATCCCGCAGATTGCCGTGGAGACCCGCGGCCGGGTGGTCCGGGTGCCCAGCACCTACAACCCGACGACCCGCGCCTACACAGGCGTCTGGGACGGCACCTTCCAGTGGGCCTGGACCGACAACCCGGCCTGGGTCTGGTACGACATCGTGCTCTCCGAGCGCTTCGGCCTGGGCCGTCGGATCGGCGCCGCGCAGGTCGACAAGTGGGAGCTGTACCAGATCGCGCAGTACTGCGACCAGCTGGTGTCCGATGGGCAGGGCGGCATGGAGCCGCGCTTCACCTGCAACGTGTATTTCCAGAGCCGCACCGAGGCCTGGACCGTGCTGCGCGACCTGTCGGCGATCTTCCGCGGCATGAGCTACTGGGCGAACTCGCAGATGGTCGCCATGGCCGACATGCCGCGCGACATCGACTATGTCTATACCCGGGCGAACGTCATCGATGGGCGCTTCACCTACGCGAGCGCTTCCGAGAAAACCCGCTACAGCCAGGCGCTGGTCAGCTACGACAATCCGGACAACGGCTACCAGAGCGAGGTGGAGCCGGTATCCGACACTGCCCTGGTGCGCCGCTACGGGGTCAACCAGCTCGAGCTGACCGCCATTGGCTGTACCCGGCGCAGCGAAGCCAACCGCCGCGGACGCTGGGCCCTGCTGACCAACCGTCGCGACCGTACTGTGAGCTTCCGCGTGGGCCTCGACGGGCAGATCCCGTTGCCGGGCCGGATCATCGGCGTGGCCGACGAGCTGCTGGCCGGTCGCCCGCTGGGTGGCCGCATCGCTGCCGTTTCTGGCCTGCAGATTACCCTCGACCGCGATACCCAGGTGCTACCCGGCGACCGCCTGGTGCTCAATCTGCCGAGCGGTGCGGCTGAGGGGCGAACCGTTGCGAACGTGGTCGGGCGCGTGGTGACGGTCACAACGGAATACAGCGAGACACCGAGCGTCCAGGCGCAGTGGGCAATCGATGCCTCCGACTTGGTCATCCAGCAGTACCGTGTGATGGGCATCGTCCGCCCGGAGCCAGGCCTCTACGAGATCGCTGCCATCCAGCACGACCCGGGCAAGTACGCCGCGGTGGACACCGGGGCCCGCCTCGATGATCTGCCGATATCGGTGATTCCGGCCGGCGTGCAGGCGCCGCCGACGGGAGTCACGATCGACAGCTACACCAGCGTCGACCAGGGCATCGCGATCACCACGATGCGCGTGTCATGGGGCGCGCCGGCGGGCGCAATCGCCTACACCGCGGAGTGGCGCAAGGACAGCGGAGACTGGGTATCGGTACCGCGGACCTCGGCGCTCGGCTTCGAGGTGCCCGGCATCTATGCCGGTCGCTACCTCGTGCGCGTGCGGGCGATCAATGTCATGGACGTGGCCTCGGCTCTGGCCTACAGCGCCGAGACCGAGCTGACTGGGAAGACCGGCGCGCCGCCGGCGGTGGCCTACCTCACGGCCACACCGCTGGTGTTCGGTATCCGGCTCGACTGGGGATTTCCGCAGGGCGCCGAGGATACCCAGCGCACCGAGATCCAGTACCACACGACGCCGGCCGAGGAGGGCGCCCTGCACCTGGGCGACTATGCCTACCCGACCAACAGCCACACGCTGACCGGCCTGGCGGCGGCCATCACCCTGCATTTCCGGGCGCGCCTGGTGGATCGGACCGGCAACATCGGGCCATGGTCTGACTGGGTCATGGGCCAGTCGAGTGCCGACGCCACCGAGATCCTCGACTACCTGGCCGAACAGATCGGCGAAACCGAGCTGGCCCAGCAGTTGGTCGAGCGCATCGATCTGATCGACGGTCCGGCCGGCCTGCCGGGATCGGTCAACGAGCGGCTGAACCAGGCTGCGAGCGCGCTGCAGGAGCAGATCGATACCGTCGCCGAGCAGGCCGGGGCCATCGAATACGACCCGGACTCGACCTATGTCGAGGGAGACACGGTCAGATCGGGGAAGCGCTTGTACCAGGCCGTCCAGGACGTGCCGGTCAACAGCCCGCCGCCCACTGCCACGTACTGGCTGGATATCGGCCAGGTGGTCAGCGATTCGAATGGCCTAGCCGCCCGGGTCACGCAGACCGAGACGCGGCTGGGCACGGCCGAGGACGAGCTGTCCGCCCAGGCCAGCACGCTGGACGGCGTCCAGTCGACGCTTAACGGCAAGGCCGACGCCTCGGCACTGACCGCGCTGACCACGCGCGTCACGGCCACCGAAAACACCAACACCAGCCAGGGCAGCGCGATCACCGGCCTGCAAAATACCGTAGCGGGCAAAGCCGATGCGTCGGCGGTGACCGCCCTGACTACCAGGGTCGCCGAAGCAGAGGACGAGATCAGCAGCCAGAGCGGTGCGATCACCAGCCTGCAGAGCAGCGTGGCGAACAAGGCGGAAGCCTCGGCGGTGAATGCCCTGACCACGCGGGTCACCGAGACGGAGGAGGATATCCAGGCCGTCAGCGAAAAGACGGACGGCGTGTACGCGCAGGTCAACCCACCGATGGCCGGCTCTACGACGCAGATGGCCGGCTCCAGTACGGTGATGGCCGGCGTCTGGTCGATCCAGTCGGCGGCAGCATCCGACACCCTGGCAGTAGCCAAGCGGGTCGATCAGGCCGAGGCCTCCATCGGCACGGTTTCGGCGGCAGTGCAGTCCGAGGTCGAAGCAAGGACCGATGCGGTCAGCGCGCTGTCGTCGCGGATCGATACGGTGCAGGCCGTAGCCGGGAGCAACTCGGCGGCGATCCAGCAGACCAGCGAGGCCTTGGCGAGTCTGGATGGCGAGCTGTCGGCGATGTGGAGCGTCAAGCTCGGCATCACCCAGGACGGCCAGTACTACGGTGCCGGCATGGGCATCGGAATCGAGAACACCCCGGAAGGGATGCAGAGCCAGATCCTGTTCCAGGCCGATCGCTTTGCGGTGATCAACGTCGAGAACGGGCAGATCAGCTCGCCCTTCGTGATCCAGGGCGGCCAGGTGTTCATCAACTCGGCAATCATCGGCGACGGCACCATCGACATGGCCAAGATCGCCACGGCGCTGCAGTCGACCAACTACGTCGCTGGCCAGACCGGCTGGCGGCTGGCAAAAGATGGCACGTTTGAAATCAACGGCAGCGTAGCGGGGCAGGGGCGCACGCTGCTAAATAAGTTGCTATACAAAATTAATCCGATATTTTTCGCCGTAACCCGACAGCACCTGGAGCACATGGCTGGTGAGTGACGGGAAGCTCTGGTAAGCCGTTACAGGTAGCCATTCGTACTTGATTTTCCGCCAGAGGATCTCGATCAGGTTGAGCTCAGGTGAGTACGTGGGCAGGAAGATCACGTAGAGCCGTTGCGCTCTCCACTCCAGCTCCTTGCGCAGAAACAAGGCCGAGCGATGAATGCTGGCATTGTCGAGCACGACGATCGTAAAGGCCTCCGGCGACTTTTGCTCGAGCAGGCGATCGAAAGCCTCG